TTAAAATTAAAAAGTATGAAACATTTATCTAAAGAAGAGCTACTAAGTAGACTTGAAGCAATTAATAAAAGCAATGCTATTATTTACTTTGATTTAACAGGAGTCATTTTAGGGGTAAACGATATCTTTTTAAAAGCAATGGGCTATGAAAAAGATGAACATAAAGAACTTATAGGTAAACATCATAGCTTATTTGTTTGTGAAGATTATGCAAGATCTTTGGAGTATGAAAAGTTTTGGGATATCTTAAGAAGTGGAAAACATTATGAAGGTGAGTTCGAAAGAAGAAAAAAAGATGGTAGTCTTATAAATTTACAAGCAACTTACAATCCTATTTTTGATGAATCAGGTACGCTTACTAAAATAATGAAAATTGCTACTGATATTACTAAAGTAATTGATAGTAAAAATCAAATGGATGCTGTAAACAGAAGCTCCGCAACTATAAGATTTGATATTAATGGTTTTATTTTAGATGCTAATTCTATTTTTTTAGAAACAATGGGATATAAAGCAAATGAGAAAAACCAAGTTATAGGCAAGCATCATAGTATCTTTATATCTTATGATTATTCAAAATCTGATGAATATTTAAAATTTTGGACGGATTTAAAGACTGGTAAAATATTTAATGGAATATTTGAACGAAAAAAAGTAGATGGTTCAGCTGTATACTTACAAGCAAGTTATAATCCTATATTTGACAGTAAAGGAAATGTTACTAGTATAATTAAAATTGCTATTGATGTTACTGAAGCTACTGAAAATAAAAAAGCAATTAAAGAACTTACAGATAATTTACAGATTGAATTACATAATTCTGAAAAACTTAAAAATGCTCTTGAAATAGAAAGAAATGCTGCAGTTGAAGATTTAGATGCTACATTAAAAAAGAGTCAAAACGAGTTGATTAAAACAATTGTAAAGTCTGCTCTATTTGTAATTATGAGTGTAGGATTTATTACAACAATCATGTATTCTTTTGCTATTCTTTCCGATAAAGATACTCAAATAATTGGTTCTACTTGGAGTAATATGTTTAGTGTATTATTAACAAATGCTTTTTCAATAGTTGGGACAATTATGGGTATTAAGTATGCTACACAAGACAGTGATAAAACAAAAACAACAAAATAACTATAATATGAAAAATTTCTTTAAACAATTATTCGACGACAACAACACAATTAATGAAAAAGCCGTAGTAGGTTTTATTGCTTTTTTATGCTTGGTTTTAGCTTTACTTGTTGACCTAGTTACAGGTTATATGGGTAATGCTTTGGTAATTAACGAATTCATTTTTGATGGATTTATGATAATCATTTTAGGTTCATTCGGTATCGCTTCAGTTGACAAATGGATGAATATAAAAAATGGTAAATCAAAAGACGAAGAAGGTCCTATAGAAGAATAATGAAATCTACTTTATCAATTTTATTATTATCTTTTACAACATCATTGACTTTTGTTTGTAGTTATTTTGGAGGATTAGCTATTGACAATAATGAGCAGTATTTAGCTGTAGTAGCAGTTGCTTTTATGGATGGATTCTTCGGAATAATTGCTGGAACTAAAAAAGAAGGATTTAAAACTTATAAAGCTTTAAAAGTATTAAAAACAACATTTACTTGGTTAGTTATATTAACAGTAATATTAATGGTTGAAATTGGATTCCCAGGTATATCTTGGTTATCCGAAACTATTATAATGCCTTTTATAATATTTCAAATAATTAGTACTTTAAAAAATGCTTCTAATGCTGGTTTTATTAAACATTCATTATTAAATACAATTTTAGAAAAAATCGATCAACATAAAGATAAATAAATATGCTATTAAAAAATGGTTCAAACGGTGATGACGTTAAAAAATTACAAGCTAAATTAGGTTTAGTTGCTGATGGAATTTTTGGTCCTGGTACAGAAATTAAAGTAAAAGAATGGCAAGCTGCTAATAATTTAACAGCAGATGGTATTGTAGGAGATGGCAGTTGGGGAAAAATGTTCCCTAGTGAAGGAAATGTCCCTATTGCTGTTTCTGCTTCTTCTTTTAAACTAGCTGCTTTAAAGGGCCATATCCCAGACTCAGTAATTTCGATGATTCCAGATACGGCTGCTAAATTTGGTATTACTAATCCTTTGAGATTAGCTCATTTTTTAGCTCAATGTGGTCATGAATCAGGTGGGTTTAAAGCTGTTAATGAAAATTTAAATTATGGGGCTAAAGGTTTATTGGGTACTTTTCCTAAATATTTTAATGCTACTACAGCAGCACAATATGAACGTAAACCTGAAATGATTGCCTCTAAAGTATATGGAGGTAGAATGGGTAATGGTCCTGAATCAACTAAAGATGGATACAAGTTCAGAGGTCGTGGTTATATTCAATTAACAGGTAAAGATAATTATACTGCTTTTGATAAATTTGTAGATGATGATATTTTAGGAAATCCTGATTTAGTAGCAACTAAATATCCTTTAATGTCTGCTGCTTGGTTTTTTAATAAGAACGGTTTGTGGGCTATTTGTGATAAAGGAGCTGATCAAGGAACAGTAACAGCTGTAACTAAAAGAGTTAATGGAGGGGTCTTAGGTCTCCAAGATAGGATCAAACATTTTAAAGAATATTATAATTTATTGAAATAAAATTTATTATATCTAATTAAATAATTTACTCTTAAAGAAGGTTTGGTTTTTACCAAGCCTTTTTTTATAATATGGGTATAAGAATAAAAAAAAATGCCGCGGTGGTGAAATAGGTAAACACGCAGGACTTAAAATTCTGTTTTCTGAAAAGAGAGTGCCGGTTCGACCCCGGCCCGCGGTACTAAAATTAAAAAATTATATATTTATATCAAATGAAAAAAGTATTATTTATCGCAACATTGGTTACTTTGGCTTCTTGTTCAAGTGAAACCTCAACTTCTTCTAAAGACTCAGCTTGTACTGATTCAACTTGTGTAGACACTACTAATATCTATTCTTTGATCGGTAGCGTAGATGCTCATGCAGACACTTTAAGTACTTTATTGAAGAAGTAATCTTCATGCCACCTTAGCTCAACTGGTAGAGCAACTGTTTTGTACACAGTAGGTTGTGGATTCAATTTCTACAGGTGGCTCAAAATGGCGGATTAGTGTAATGGTAACACATAAGGCTCATAACCTTAAATTGGCAGTTCGAGTCTGTCGTCCGCAACTAAATGTACTTGTAAGCATACCATAAGAACTGCTTACAAGTCTTGTTTTGGAGAGATGGCAGAGCGGTTGAACGCGGCGGTCTTGAAAATCGTTTTAGGTTACACTAACGGGGGTTCGAATCCCTCTCTCTCCGCAAAAAGGGTTCTTTGACATAAAAAAAGAAAGGAAAAAATATGGAAATTATTTTAGCTTTTGGTTTGGGTATTGTGTTAGTTAGCACTATTGTGTTAGTTTATGTAGTACTAAAGTCAAATAAAAAAGTCAATGAATTGAGTCATTTAGAACGAAATATAGAAGATATATATCGTACTAGAGATGAACAAAACGGAAATATCCACCGTGAGTTGGATAAAATTAATGGGAAAATTGATTCTCGTGTTGATAAATTATATGATAATATATCAAGAGAATTAGAAGAGACTAACCGCAAGGTTGAATTTTTAAGAAAGTCTCTAGGAAAGGATTATTTTTAATAATCAATTAAGTTAAACCCGTCAAAGAACCCTTTTTTATTACCCTTTCGTCTAACGGCAGGACAACTGGTTTTGGTCCAGTTAATGGTAGTTCGAATCTATCAGGGGTAACTAAAACTTAGTTTGGAATTTTAAAATAAAGATATTATATTATTACTATTATGAATTTAACAAAAGCACTTAAGCACAAGAAAAAGCTTGTAAAACAAGCAGATGAATTTTATTCTCGTTTTTATAATTACAATTCTTTTGAAGTTGGAACAACTCCATCTTACAATCCACAAGATATGTTTGAAGGATGGTTGAAAAAAACTGATGAGTTGGTTAGTTTAAAAGCAAAAATCCACCAAGCAAATGTACCCATTGCTGAAAAGATTTTTCGATTAGGGGAAATTAAAAATGTAATTTCTCGTATGCGTGGACTTGACACTAAAGAAGGAAAAGTTCGTGATCGTTATTCAGTTAATGATAATGCTATTGAATATACATCATATGTAAATTTAGTTAGTAAAGATCTTCAAATTAAAAATTATGAAGAGGAATTAGAAAAACTCCAAGAAGAAATTGAGGCATTTAATGCCATTACAAAGATATAACCAATTTAAAGAGTAAAGTTGAATTAGTAGTGCTTAATTCTTCGGAATTATCAACCCTACAGATAAACATGATGCTTTGATACTGATATTGACGAATGCCTTAAGATTCAAAATTTAAAATTCAATATTAGGAAAACTCAAATCTTAAATCTTTTCAACGAAAATTTAACTTTGCTCTACTTTGGTTTTTTTGGACCCTTAGCTCAGCTGGTCAGAGCGTCAGACTCATAATCTGGGGGTCGTAGGTTCAAGCCCTACAGGGTCCACAATATTTATCAACATGATAACATTATCATCTATGTTACCAGAAGCTATTAGAGTTTCTAATCCAAAAGACCCGTTGTGGAATACTTATCGTATACACGCTAATGATTTAGACATGAATGGATACACAGTAAGTATCCTTCCTGAATCACAAGTGTTAGGTTCACTTATTTCTAAAATTATTGATCTTAAAAAACGTGGTAAAGTTATACCTACAACAGACATAACTGATGATGGTTACATGTATAGGTACATTTTAAAACTTTCTGATGAATTAGTTAATGATAACCAAGCTATACAAAAACTATTTACTGTTACTAAATTAACATCTGGTCCTGTTCCTAAAGCAGAAGCAGAACAATTAAAACGTAGTACAGCTAAAGCAGATATAAATTCATTTAAAAACAAAGGAGCATCAACATCAGCTAAATCTACTTCTCAAATTGTTCCTATCATGCCTGGTAAAGTTAAAGTAAAAGATTTACGTAGTTTAGCAAATGAATTATTTTCTGACGATAACTTACAATACTATGAAGAAGATGGTACTATAATGTTTTCTCCATATGCTTTCCAGTTGTTAATGGCTTCTGGTTTACCAGACTCACTTAAAGCTGACTTCGACTCAGTTAACCGTGATAAAAATAATACTAAAGATCCATTAACAGGAGAAAAAATTCCATACGGAAACAAAATAATTCCAACAACTTCTAAAATTTATAAAACTCTTTACACATTTAAAGATGCATTTATAGCAGAAAACGAATTTGATGTTGAAGCACCTAAAGAATGGAATAAAGAAATCTTACAAGCAGGAGACATAATTACTCCTGACATGTGGGACCCAAGTGGATATTTTGGTTATCGTAGACCGGTTCATATAGATTACATAGAAAGAGATCCAGATGATGATGAATATTACGTTGTACTTGACGAAGAAGGATTTGAATTGAAGTTAGTAAATAATTCTTTAAAATATCCATATATGGTAGGTGGTTTTTAAATAAAGAAGCTTGGTTTTCCAAGCTTTTTTTGTTATATTATATAAAAATAAGGTTATGAAACTCACAAAAGAAAACGACATTAGAGAACAAAAAGTAGACATTAAAAATAAATACTGTTATTTTTCTACTTCAATATCAAATATACCCCAAAAATATTTAGATTTTATTAATAGTGCTACTGCAATTTGTCCTAAACTTGTATTAACAGGACAATTTTCATTTCACCTTTTAGGAATCAAAAATTATGACTTCCACACAAGAAAACCTGATTTAGACTTTGCATTAACTGAACCCCTAACTTTAGAAGATCTTGATTTTTTAAAAGGATTTTTTGATTTAAAAATACTAGACAGAAATGGATATAATGTTACAGATGATAATGTTACTTTATTGAACGGTAAATTAATTAGTTTTATTTACAAACAAGATACACCAGATGAAATTATTATAGACATTTTTACAGAACAAATTACCGATAATTTAGTTAATTTATTTCCTATCATTACAATATATAGTGAGGACCCACATATTATTTATATTCAACATCCTAAAATTGCTATTTCACATAAAGCATTGTATGCTTTTACAGAAAATTACCATAAAAAGAATAAACACAAAGATGATTTAATTGACTTACTTTGTAAAAATTATGGAGTGTTTACTAAAAAAATGGATTTTATGTCTTCTTTAAGAAGTAATTATCTTTATTTTTTAGAAGCTACAAGTAAAGAAACACCTTTTGGTGTTGAGTTTAAATTACCTTTTTAATTATTAAGCAGGAGGGTTAAAACCATATGATTGGAACCAACCAGCTGCTGTAAATTTAGTTTTACAATCACCAACACTAGTACATCCTAAAACATCTACTGGAGGTGAACCAACTGATCCATCTGTTTTATAGCTTTTTAACATATAACTACAAGTTGAAATAAAAGCATCATCTGTTAGTGAAAAAGAACCTCCAGTTTGCGAGTAAAAAAACTGAGGTTGATCTAAACCTGCAAAAGGAGCTGGTTGATTTGGATTAGGCATAGCCATAACATATGGAGCACCATTACCCACATTAGCTAGGGGACTAGCAAAAAATATAGTGTTAGTAGTACTTTGAGGAACTACGTTGTTCCAATCTCTAACTCCACTAGTAAGGTTTCCAACATAGAAACTTCCAGTTTGTTGAGTGTTAGATGGTGTTCCTCCAGTAAGAGCGGGTGCGTATGCAATTGCGTATTGTGACATAGTTATTAGTTTGACCATAAATATTAAAAAAAATAAAAAAATATAATTAGTTTTAAAAGTCTTTTTTATTATACTATATAAGTAAATTATGTCAAAGAAACACACATTATTCGTTGAAAAATACAGACCTTCAACATTAGAAGGTTATTTAGGAAATGAATCGTTCATTCAAGATTTGGATGAATGGATTAAAAACCAAGACTTTCCTAATTTATTATTACATGGAGGACCAGGTACAGGTAAAACAACTGCAGCTAAACTAATTATTAATAGTATTGATTGTGATTACTTGTATTTAAATTGTAGTGATGAAAATGGAATTGATGCTATTAGAGATAAAGTAAGACAATTTGCTTCAGCTGCTACCTTTAAAAAGTTAAAAGTTGTTATTTTAGATGAAGCTGACTTTTTGACATTAAATGCTCAGGCAGCTTTACGTAATATTATCGAAACATTTAGTTTACATACTCGTTTTATCTTCACGTGTAATTTCGTAGAAAGAATTATTTCACCACTCCAGTCGAGACTAGCAAGTTACGCGTTAATATCGCCTACTCCTCGCCAAATATACGATAGAATGGTGGCTATCTTACAAGAGGAAAATGTTACTTTTATAGATAAAGAAGTAGCACATATTGTTAAAACTTTTTACCCAGACATTCGCAAAGTGTTGAACAATATTCAAGCATGTATTAGAGACTCAAAGTTAAGCATTGAAGGTAAAAGCTTTACAAAGTCAAATTATGTTAAAGAAGTTGTTGACTTAGTATTCAATAAAAACAAAGACTCATTTCAAAAAGTAAGACAAATTGTAGCAGACAATGGTACTAAAGATTTTACTGAAATTTATAGAGCTTTATATGATGCTACTTCTAGTGCTCAACAAATAATTATTATTGCTGAAGGCATACATAATAGTGTAAATTCACCCGATCGTGAAATTACATTTATGGCTACTATCAGTAAACTGTTATGAAACAATTTACACATTTCGTAGTTAGATGGATTGCCGGAAATTTATCTATTCCATTTTGGATGGTAGGTCATGTTCATCTTACAATAAATGTGTATGAAGATGTAATGGAACTTTGGTCTTCTATAGGCATGAACCTATTAGTAGCCTATGGTTTTTACTTAGAATGGAAAGAACATAAAAAAACAAATTAATATGAATACACCTAAATTAAACGTATCGTTAGACAAAACAGTTCCTATTACATGTGAAAAATGTGAAAATCAAACATTTTCAGAAGCTGTTATTTTAAGAAAAGTAAGTAGATTTTTGACTGGACAATCAGTAGATGGTTTAGTTCCAATTCCTATTTTTTGTTGTACAAGTTGTGGACATGTAAACGATGAGTTTATGCCGGCTGAATTAAGAAAAACAAATGACTCCGTTTGATTGGGTGAGGCAAATCACAGTTGAAAAACGTGAATGGAATAGTTTTACTGAAGAAGAACAAAGTAATTTTAATCCATTCATTATAAACAAATCCCTTAGTTTCAATAAGGATTACATTCAAGTTGTTGAAATGGCCATGGTATACTATATGCCTCCTCAAAAACTATATGAGTTTTATAGAGATATTATCCCTAAAAAACCCATTTGGAGTAAGTGGGTAAAAGGTCAAGTAAATTTTGATGAAGAAGAGTTAAAATTTATTAGTGAATACTTTGAATGTAGCCAACGTGAATCAAAAGACATAGTGAATCTTTTGGATTCTCAAGAAAAAGGTATTATATTATCAGAGTTAAAAGGTGTAGAAGATAAACCAAAGAAGAAAAAGAAAAATGACAAAAAATAAAGACATTTACGATGTAACATTTGGTTTTGAAGCAATAACAGCTCCAGCTTTTCATTCAAAAGAATATGAAGCAGCTAAAGTTGCTTTTGAATCTACAAAAGCTAAATTTGAAGCTAATCAACAAACAAGAACAATTGCTAAAACAGATTCAATTGTAGACTCAGTTATTGATAAGTTTATTAGTCGAGCAAAATTTGGAAAAAACAAGTATGGCATTGACTTAGACAGACAAGATTTGTCTGTAGTTGAATGGTTAGATCATGCTATTGAAGAACATATGGACGCCATTTTATATTTAAATAAGTTGAAAGAAATTATTGTAGGAAAAGATGGTAAAGTGGAAAAACCCAATAAATAAAATCAAGTTGCATGAAGTTAATTATGCAACTGATAAAACTGTATCATACAGCCAATATGCTACTTGGAGAGCTTGTAATTACCAATGGTACTTAGCATACGCCCAAAATAATGCTGTTTACAGCCAGAGTATTCATACTGTATTTGGTACTGCCATTCACAATACCCTTCAGTATTACATTGATTACATATTCAATATTTCTGGGAAAAAAGCTGACGAACTTGATTTGGAAAGTTACTTTAAAACTCAACTTACGGAAGAATACAAAAGGGGACTTGTTCAAAACAAAAACCAACAATATTCCACACCAGACGAACTAAGAGAATTTTACGAAGATGGTT